GCGCGCATCCCGGCCGCCTGGCCCGCCGTGGGCTGGCTCGCCTGCAGCCGGAGGTCCGGCTCGCGCATCCCCTTGAGTGAGATCGGCCGCGTCGGGGTGAGCGCCCAGTTACCCTGCTCGTGGACGGCCTCGGGATTCACATCGAACGGGATGCGCTCTCCCCCGGGGCCGTCCGCCCACACGATCTGCGCCTCGCAATACCGGCACAGCGCTAGGAACGGATCCAGCCTCGCCTCAATCACGGTCCAGGTCCCCTTCCTTGATCCCCACCGAGCACGAGAACTTGTGGGCGCCGTAGCGGCCGGGGCACGCGTAGCACCGGCCGTTCAGCTTCCGGTAGCGGAACTTCGCCCACGCCTGCTGCGCCTGCGTGAGCCGGTACACGGCGGTGGCAAACCACATCTCTCGCCGGGTGATCTCTCCCGGGCGCCGCATCAGAACTTGGCCCCGGTGACGAACCGGGCGAGAGTCACCATGTGCTCCTCGACCTGGACGTTCAGCGCGACATCCGGGCGGAGCACGGCCATCGCGGCGGCGAGGAACCGGCGGGGGTCGTCTCCGCGGACGTAGCCAGGCTGGTCGGCCGTGACGACGACGCCGTCCTTGTCCTCCCAGGCGATGTTGGTGGCTTCCTCCAGCGTGAGCGCGGTGAGCAGCACGGTGGGCCAGCCGGTGACGATGCGGGGGCTGGTGCGGTCTCCTCCGGCGGCGTCACCGAACACGCCCGGCGCGTACGCCATGATGACGCCTTCGGGGTTCTTGCTCTGCTCGAATAAGCGGAACGCGGTCTCCCGGTCGTCGGCGTACTGCACCGCGCTGGGGAACCAGGTGTTGAGCTTGTCCTGGATAGTGAGCTGGACCTGCGCGGGGCACTTGAGCCCAGACGCGCCGATCACGATGAGGTCAAGCATCGGCTCGGGTTCTCCTCTCCTCGTCGTTCCCGAGCCCTGAACTTTACCCCCCGACGCGGGGTTTTGCAAGTGCTCCGCGGGCCGCGCTCCGGACCACGGTAGGCTGCGCGCGCCGGGCGGACGGGTCGTCGAGTAGCTCCTGCGCCGTCCGCCCGGTCTCAGCTCACGCGGCCTTCTTCTTCTCCCAGTCCGCCACCGCGGCGCAGGCTTCCGCCTTGCTGCCCGGGTTGACTTCCTGCTTGCCGGGGAAGTTCACGTCGCCCGTCGAGCACATCTTCTTGGCCGCATTCACCGCCGTGGCGATGGCGCGGCTCTCGTCCATCCCCTTCTGCTGCAGGTGCTTCGCGATCCGCTTGATGTACTTCGGCAGGCCGCCCGCCTTCTCGACCCAGTTCTTCTTCTTGGCCAGCTCGACTTCCGTGTCGGACGCGCCGAACTCCAGTTCCCACAGCAGGATCTCGCGCCGGTCCTCCAGGAAGGACGCGCGAATGGCGTCCACGTCCTCGAAGAACCCCGCGCGCAGGTCCGCGGCGAACTCGTCCCGCAGGGCGTTGCCCTTGGCGGCGAGCACTCCCGCCTGAGCCTCCCGGTTGTACCGGTCCTGCAGCGCGGCCGCGACCTTCTCCACGAAAGCCTCGGTGATCTCCGGCTCGACGGTGCTCTCGTCCCGGCCGACCACGCCCGCCGCCACGAGGGCCAGGGGCGCACCGGAGGCGACGCGAGCACGCGGGATGGGGAACCCGCCGGAGTTGACCGCCAGCGCGGCCACCAGCTCCAGGGAGCCGTCGATGCTGCGCCAGTCGCCGGACAGCGGCGACGCGCGCAGCGCCTCCACCTGCTCCGGGGTGGCGGTGCGCCGGACGATGCCGGAGACCCAGATGCCGAAGGCGTCCTCGCCCGCGGTCACGTCCGCCACGACGGTGTTGACGTTGTCGTAGAAGGCGGCCGCGTCGTTGGCGTTCAGGCCCATCCCGGCGTGGCCGCCCTCGCCCATCGTGATGTGCCCGGCAGCGACCACCTTCACGTCGCCGGACTCACCGCGCGTGCGCACGGCGCCGACGTTGAAGTAGCCGTAGTCGTGCCGGGACCGCGGCGGGGTGACGCACTGTCCGGCGAAGCCCACGTGGCAGGTGCCCCACCCGGCGAGGTGCCCGAACACGCGCAGGTACCCGAAGCCCGCCTCGCTGTCGTCGATGTGCAGCGGGGTGAGCTCGGTGAGCTGCGGGTCGGCGAACGCCTCGAACGGCGGCAGCATGTCCTTGACGTTGCTGGCCGCGGTGATCTCCGCGCGCTTCGCGGCGAACCCCGCGGGAATCCCAGCAGAGCACAGGAAGCAGTCGTCGCCGAGCTCCGCGGCCACCCACGCGGGGGAGGCCGATGCGGCGAGCGCGGTCTCGTTGGGCTGCATGTCCTCGCCGTCGATGGTGACGTACGCCTGCGCGAACGCGGGGATCGGGACCAGCGTGGTGGCGGCGATCTTGCCCGCCTTCATGCGGATCTGCTCCGGACCCTGGGCGCTCTCGTCGTCGCCCCACACGAACTCCGCCTCGACGTCGGACAGGTCCGCGGAGTTGCCGGTGAGGTAGCCCTTCTGGGCGAGCTTGGTGCCCGCGGCTTCCGGGTCGATGAACCCCTTTCCGGTCCACACGAACACGCCCTCGGGGAAGGGCTCGCCGGTTTCCTTGTCCACCACCGAAGGTCCGGGCACCCGCTCCAGGGTGTCCAGCCGCCCGATGACGTCCGCGCCCGCGTGCCCGTCGCCGCCCTCGGGGTTGCGGGTCTGGGCGAGGATGGGCAGGGGGAGGGCGCGGTGGCTGAGCGCGCCCGCCTCGATGAACCGGCCGTCGCTGGTGGCCAGGCCCTCCACGATGATCACGGGGAAGGTGACCGGGATGCCGTTGTCGGCGTTCAGCGCGGGCGGCTCGGCGTCGGCCTCCGGCGGCGCCTCGGTGACCTTGGCCTTGTTCTTGGCGGCGAAGCTCCCCGGCATGACGTCGTCCGGCTTGTCCCCGGTGAGCGGGTAGTCGGTGACCTCGTCGCCGAGCGCGAGCCGGAGCATGTTGAACTGCACCGGTCCGGCGTACTCCAGTGCATCCGGCGTGAGGCCGTAGCCCGCGGTCACGTGCGGCAGGAAGCCGGGGTGCTGGTCAGGCATGTCCGCTCCGAGGTGCCGCGAGGCCCCCTCCAGGGCGTACTGCCGGGTATCGGAGATCTGCGGGCTGTGCTGGACCTGGTAGACCGCACAGGGGTCCATATCGCCGTCCGGACCGCCGTCCGGGTTCCACAGGGCGTGGCCCATGATGTGCGCATCGATCGGCGGCACGCCGCGGGACATGGTCGCGACGTGCGACTTCAGCGCGCTACGGGTGGCGTCGGACAACTGGCTTACGTCGTCGCCGAGGTAGGCCAGGGTGAGGTGCAGCTGGTCGGCCGGGTCCCCGCCGGACACGGCCAGGGAGCCCGGGTCGGCGGGGATCAGGGCGATCATGCCGCCGGTGTGCTGGTCGGCCATCAGTTCGCTCCCTGTTCGATGAAACGCTTGCGCAGGTTGAGGATTCGGTCACGCTGGTCGCGGGTGGCCTGCGCGGTGGTGCCGGAACGTCCGGCGTCGTCGTCGGCCTCCGCGAGCGCCCGGACCTCCGCCATACCCGGGGTGTCCACCGCCAGCCGGTCGTGCAAGACCTCCGCCTGCTTCGGGATGGCCCACACGGGGAGGGTGTCGCACCCGCACCCGATGTGGTCTCCGGGCCGGTACACAGAGCCGACCCACGCGTACTTGTCGCTGGGCTTGAGCTTGGCGTCGGCCCAGCTCCCGAACCGCTCGCCGTCCAGCTCGACGTGGGGCGGGAAGTGCGCGCCGCGCGGCGTGACGCCGTACACCCACTCGAAGCCCAGCTCGGCGGCGCCTTCGTCCACCAGCGCGTCGGTGACCTCCTGGCCCAGGCCGATCCCGCCGACCGGGCGCACGCCGGACGCGGCACGGCCGTCGTCGTCCACCCCGCCGGAGCCGTCCGCCGTCCCGCCCACCAGAGCGAGCGCCCCACGGACAAGTCCGAGCGGGACAAGGGAGCCCGGGGTGAACTCGCCCTCGTCGGGCTTCTCCGGCTCGGGGTTGAACAGCAGGTGCTCGGCTCGCCGGTTGAGCTCGGCGAGCAGGAACGCCCACCCGCTGTCCGCCCGCGCGGTCATGGAGTTGCGGAGCCGCTCGGCGACCCGGCGCCCGCGCGGGCTGTCCGGCTTGGCGCGGAGCATCTTGAGCACGGCGGAGATGGCCGCCTCGATCGCGGAGAGCATCCACGCGCGCACCTTCTCCTCCAGCGCGGCAAACGCCCCGTCCAGCAGCTCCCGCTCGCTGGTGCCGAGCGCCAGCACGGTCTCCCGGCCGAGGGTCGCGGTGAGGTGCAGGCTGTCCACCGCGGCCATCTGGATGGAGGCGGCGAGCGCCTTGTCCTTCTGGGCCTTGGACCGCACGCGCGCGCCCGCCTTCTCCAGGGCGCGCGTCATCGCGGCGTCGGCCGCTTCCTGGATGCGGTCCCGCAGTGCGCGGTCGATCTCCAGCAGCGTCCGGCCGCCGCGCTCGTCCACCACCCAGTCCTCCGCGGGCGGCGTGCTCACCGGCAGCTCCGGCTCGCCGCCGCTCAGCACCGCGGCGAGCAGCGCCTTGCCGAACCCGGAGGGCGGCCCGGCGGCGGGCGCGCCGTCGTCCGGCGGAGTCTCTCCCGGCCCGGTGATTCCCTTCGGCTCCTCGGGCTGGTCGGCGCGCTGAGAGGGCACCTGCTGCGGGGCGGGCTGGGGCGGCGTGACGTCGATCTTCCCGCCGCCGAACAGCTGAGCCATGAGCAGCGCGGAGGTCGCCGGGTCGATGCCGATCTTGAGCGCGACCATCTGCAGGATCTCGTCGTCGGACGGCGCGTCGGCCTCGTTGAACCCGAGGGCCTGGCGCAGGGCGGAGAAGCCGATGGCGCCGCGGTCGTAGGCGTCCTTCGCGTCCTGGCCGCGGTTCGGGTTCTCGGTGATGTTGCCCGCGTCGTACCAGACCTGGACGAGCTTCACCTGGGCAGGCGTGAATCCGCGCGCCAGCAAGGCCGGGCGCAGGAACCCCTCGGTGAGGGAGTCGGCGATGATCCGCACAGCCGGGTCGATGTGGTATCGGTAGGTGGAGGCGTCAATCTGCCAGGCCGACCAGTGGTTTGCCTGGCCCATACCGGAAACCACCTCCGGCGGGATGTCGAGCCCGCGCGCCAGCCGCTCCAGGCCCTTGTCGATCCGGCCGAGCAGGTCGGAGGAAGTCTCGCGCTCGAACCGGATGTGCCGGACCTTGTCCAGCTGGTCGCCTTCGCCCTGGATGACGGCGGGCGCGACCTGTCCGGGGTCACCTTCGTTGCTGATCGGGGCCAGCAGCGTGGCGGTAAGCTCCGCCATGAAGGCATCGTCCTCGACGAGGCTCCCGTCGTTCTTGAGCGCGTTGAGCAGGGTGAGACCGTCCGGCACCAGCAGGATGCCGTTGGTGGCACTGCGGGAGCGGGACGCGCTGCGCATCTCCTGTCCGGCGAGGACGATCTCTTCGCAGACGTTCAGGAGGCTTTTCATGGGGCTGTCGGCGAGCACCTTGTAGCGGGGGTGCGGGATCCACAGCCGGAGCATTTCCTCGCTGTTGGTGTCGACGATCTTGTAGCTGGCCTCACCGTACGGCCGCAGGCTCACGCGGCCGTCGCTCCCGGCGCGCACCTCATCCACTGAGTGGATCTCCCAGCGCTCCTCGCCGCCGTCCTTGTAGCCGTGGAGCCAGCCCTCGCCGGTGACGCCGAAGTTCTCGTCCAGCACGCCGAGGAAGCCGTAGCCCTGGTCCAGCGGCAGCCGCGCCAGCTCCTCCTCGGCGGCGGCGCGCAGCGCGGCGGGCACCTTGACGCCCTTGTCGGAGTCCAGCGGGAGCGGCTCGTCTTCCTCCGGCATCACCTGCGCGGCGAAGTACTTCACGCGGGAGACGGCGCGGCTCCGGAACTGCAGGCCGAAGCGCAGCTCGCCGATCATGTCCCGGTATCCCCACGCGTCGCTCTGCCAGTCCTGGCGCGCGGAGGCGAGCACGCGGATGGTCTCCTGCGTGCGGGAGGTGACGCGAAAGCCGGATGCGCGCAGCAGGCGCGCGCGCTTCGCGGGTGCGGTACCGAACAGGCCCACGGCCTACCTCACTCTCCGTGTGCAGCCAGCAGGCTGACGATCATGCTGAGCGCCAGCGGGACAGCGGCCCACCGGAGCACCGGCTCGGCGGGCGTGGAGGCCACCACGCAGGTCGCGACGGTGATCCAGAACCCGGCGCACCACGGGCAGTCCACCAGCTCGGACCACGCCTTGGTGCCCCAGCGGGTGGCTACATACTGCCGGAAGGCGGGGAGCGGCGGCAGCGAATCACGGGTCCACAGCCGCGTGAGGCGGGCGGCGGCCAGCGTCCAGATGAACACCCACGGGGTCATCACCCACGCCAGGCTCACGCGGTCCACCTGACCATCCGCGCGGCGTAGGCGGGAGTCCAGCGCTTGAGCGGCGCGGAGCACGAGCACGCGCCGGAAGGGGTGAGCAGCACGTTGCCGCGGGAGGTCCCCAGCTGGACGCCGTTGCGGGACATCGCCCCGCGCAGGGGCTCCGGCTGTTCCGGCATGTACGCGAACCACTCCGGCGTCCACCCGTCCTCCGGGACGGTGCGGTAGACGAAGAGCCCGGTGTCGCCGGTCTCCTCGTTCCACGCGACGTACACCTTGCGGTCGTGCACGGGCACGGTCTCGCCGGGGAGCATGAGGGAGGCGCGCAGCCACACCAGCTTGATGGCGGTGGGCTCGAATGGGGTGTCGGCCAGCTCGACGGTAGCGGCGGCGGCCGGACGGGGTTCGGCGGCACGGCGGCGGCGGGATGCGGTAGCCATGCCCGGGAGTCTACGCGACAAGGCCCCCGCGGAGGGGTACTCCACGGGGGCCTCGGGTCGTGCGGTTGATCAGCGGTTCGGGTTGCTCCGGCTGGACATGGTGGCGGCCGCGTACAGCAGGCCCACCAGGCTGAGCGCCGTCCCGCCGACCGCCCAGCGCCAGTCGCCCAGGATCGGCCACAGGGCCAGCCCCAGGATCAGCAGCGCCCCGGCGATGAACACCGCGCGGGCGACCTCCGGCTCCAGCGGCACCCTCTGCCGCGGGCCGCTCACGCGGCAGCCTGCGCAGGGAAGCGCGTCGGCTTGCGCGCACCGTTCGGGTAGTGCACGGCGGCCAGGAACTGACCCGGGTTGCCGTGCTCGTCGTGCCCGGAGCGGAACACCTGGACGGCGCCCTTGACGTAGAGGTAGACGTACTCGGTCTGCGCGGAGTCCGGGCGCGGCCACGGCCACTTGTCTCCGGCCGCCACGCTCATCCCGGCGCCCTGCTCCCGGTACTCGGCAAGCACGGTGCCGACGATGCTGCGGAACGTCTCTTCGTCGAAGCTGCGGTTCTCGGCCGGGCCGAACAGGTCCAGGTCGTCCAGGTAGGTGGGCGCTCCGTCCTCCATCAGGGTGCCGACGTACTCGATCGTGTCGTCCGTCTGGACGTAGAAGTCGGCGCAGGCCATCCAGTCCTCCTCGTTGCTCATGGTTACTTTACCCCCTTCACGCGATGCGGAAGTGCGCCGCGGTGAACGGTCCGGCGGGGAACTGCAGCTTCACCATCGAGTCGCGGTTCCGCTCGCCGTTCCAGCCCCGGACGTAGGCGTAGACCTGCTGGAGCTGGGTCCACTTCTCCTCGCGGTGCCGGGTGATCAGCGCCTGCCGCAGGGTGTGCAGAGGCTGCCCCTTCTTGACCTCCTCGCCGTCCGCCAGCCGCGCCATGAACCACTCAGCCTCCGCCGGGTTCAGGCGGTGGAAACGGACATAGCACGCCGCGGTCGCCGCGGTCGCAACGCCGACGCCGTCCCTCACGGCGGTCTGGTGCTTGACGGCGCGCTGCAACACCTCCAGGTGCTGCTCGACGTACTCGTACTGCTCGGCGATGGTGGGCTTGATGGTGTTGGTGACCAGGCCCGCCTCCCAGCGGATCAGGAGGTTCGCCGCGGAGGACATCGCCGGAGCGTTGGGGATCTTGAGCCGGAGCTTCACCTGGTCGGCGGCGTTGCGCGTGTTGCCGCTGTCGTAGTGCTTGCGGTTCTCGGAGGGCAGACCCCACGCGATGAGCATCTTCTGGGTGGTGCCGGACTTGACGATGGCGCGCATCCGGTGCTCGCCGTCCTCCAGCTCGCCGCGCTCGTTGACCCGGACGGGGTCGGCGCAGAACGGGAACTTGCCCGCCTTCATCGCGCGGACCATGCCGTCGAGGCTCTTGATCTTGAGGGGGCGGTTGTCCACCTGCGTGTCGAGCAGGGCCTGGGCGAAGTCGGGGTCGATTTCGACGATCTCCAGGGTGACTTCCTGCCCGGCCACCACCTGCGTGAGCTTGCTGCCGCCAGTGGTGTTCTTGCTGATCTTGGCCAACTTGATCTTCCTCCTTCGTCGTTCGCGGGGGCCGGACGGTCCGGCCCCCGCGTTCTTCGTCGTCAGTCCTCCACGAGCTCCCAGCCCGGGAAGTACACGATGACTCCGCGGCCCATGCTGTCCTCGCGCACGGCGTCGAACAGGTTGACCACGATGTCGATGCCGGTCTCGGCGTCCGTCTCCACCCCGGCGACCGCGTCCTCGGCGGTGACCGCGCTCCCGACCGTGACGCCCGTGGCGTCGAACATGGCCTGGCGGCACAGCTCGGCGGACAGGGTGGCGATCTGGGCGGTGCTGTCCAGCGTGAAGCCGAGGCAGGTGTCGCCGTACATTCCGCGGCCGGAGTAGTTGTCGCGGATGGCGTCTTCGGGGTCCTGGCCCATGTTGTCCAGTGCGGCCTCGACCCAGCGGCGGGGGATGGTGCGGTCCATGTCGGTTCTCCCTGATCGGTTGTTCCTGATGTTCTGAACTTTACCCCCCGGAGGGGGTTGTGTCAAGCGGCCAGGTGGTAGACCCGACCGCACGGCAGGCGGAAGCCGCAGAACACGCAGCCCAGCGCCCACACGGTCTTCACCTCCGCGCCCGCCCGGAAGCCGAACGGCTTGTAGACCAGGCCCGGGAGCCCGCACATCGCGCACGGCACGCCCGGCCACGGGACGGCTTCGGTCTTCGGCTTGGTCATCGGTCCAGTCTCCCCTCTCGCGGCGTCGCCGACTGTCCGGAAAACAGGACTACCGTCATGTCCGGGCGTCGCGCGGTCCAGAACGGCACCGGGTCACTCCCCGGGCCAGCCAGCGGCAGGCCCGTGGTGACGCTGCCATCCCGGCGCCCGGCGTAGCGGAGGAACAGGTCGCGCCCGCCGTGGCGTACGCCGAGCAGGTCGTAGAGGTCGATCCGGGGCGAGCCCTTCGGGGAGACCTCGATCCGACCCAGTCGGGTGTAGCGGGCCCCGTACGCGGAGGGCTCCAGGTGCGGCGCGAAGTCCTGCAGCATGACGGGAATGCCCGCCCAGTCTCCGGCGTTCACGAGCGCTCCGCGCGGTACTTGGTGTCGACGGCCATCAGGGCGGCGCCCATGATCTCCGCCAGCGGCCACTCGACCTCGCGGGTCTTGCCGTCGTCGCGGCGGCCGACCATCACGATGCGGTCCTCGTCGAGGCTGTAGCGGAAGGTGAACTCCAAGGTCACGCAGGCGATGAGGGCGATGACCTTGGCGGAGGCGCTGAACCCGCGGGGCCCGGTGACGACGTCGTAGCCGTTCTCCCGGAGCAGCATCACGGCGGGCGTGGTGTCGATCATGGCGGTCCTTCCGAAGCGGTTGTTCCTGATACCTGAACTATACCCCCCGGCGGGGGGTCTCGCAACCCCCCGCCGGGCCGGGCTCAGTCCTTGAAAACCAGCGGCGCCCAGTGCGGCTGGGTGCGGTCGGTGATGCGGATCTTGCCCTCGCGGAGGTGGCTCACGAGCGGCACAACCGCCGGGCGGCAGTTGACCGCGCCGGACAGGCCCGTCCCGCCGCCGACGATCTTGACCTCGGCGCGCACCTCCGCCGTCCCGACGACGAAGCCCTTCTTCGCCATGTTCTTGACGAACGTGGCGCGCTTCTCCGCGCGGGACTCGTTGATGAACCGCTTGCCCGCCTTCTCCGCGGCGGCGTCGTTGAGGACCCAGTACGGGCCGTAGTCGCCCCACTTGTAGTGGGTGGAGGCGACCTCGCCGGTCTCGGCGTCCAGCAGCACGCTGCAGATGGTCAGGCCGCGGGCCTCGCACAGCTCGACCGCGCAGGCGGAGGCGTGGGAGTCCAGGCCGGAGGCCCACTGGCTGACGAAGCCATCCGTGTCGCAGCTCTCCCAGCTGGCGGCGCGGCGGGCGGCCTGC